CCTTGGGTGGCGGCCTGTGCTGCTTGTGCGGCGATGGATGGATTAATGACTAGCCTCGCTTATTCTTTTAATGGTAAATAAAAACAGCCCTATTAGAATGGGCTGTTGGCCTTTGGTGGCAATTATAGCACTAAGCAATGCCATCAACAAAAATATGTGTCGTAAGCTGTAGCGTCGTGCCGCTTAAGGAGTTAGGCAGACCACCACCACTTGAATCAAGGAACTTCTGACATACAACGTAGCAGTAGGTAGCGTCACAGACAACTATCAAGGCAGCTTGGTCGGAAGCGGTGTGAGCTGATATGACGCATATATCGAGCGCAAACACCTGATAGTTGGCAAGACCAGCCCCCGGACTATTAATCCAGTACAGGCTCTCGAACTGTGGCGTGTAGGTGTACCCGTGGGCGAACTTGTACAATTGGGTATAGGAGTATATAACAGTCGTACCGTTTGGCTCTGGTGGATCGTTAGTAATCAACAGATTAATAGTTTGGTAAGCGGCTTTGTTTTGGGTATCAAGTTTAGCAAAGGGATTTTGGGTGTTAAAAGCTAGGTTGGTACCTTTAGCACTGCTGGTATCTTGCCCCGGTAGACTAATTCTGATACCAACATCGTCAGCCATTAGTATTGTACCGTTAGTGCTGTTGCGGCAAACATCGGGTCACGCAGTACCACTATAGTTGCACCGCCCGCACTCGTACCTATAAAGTTAATCGAAGAAACAAAACCATTAGTAGTAGTCTTTGGGTAAGCCTGTGCGGAGTATTGGGCAAACTTATAAAAGTCAGAATGACTTAGGGGGGCAGACGCACCAATTATTTGTCGGGCAAAACCATACACCCATACAGGATAAGACATGTGATTGGTGTACTGCAAAATACTAGGGTTAGCCGGATTAATAGTCTTTTCAGTCTTAACAGCTTGGATCAACGGACTTTGCGCCCTAGAGTGCAGGATGAAGTCACGCAAGTCCTTACTGTTTATATCCTTGTTTTTCTTAACCAGTTTTATACCATAATTGGAATCATAGGGCGACTGGTTACTATTACCTGGGTAGGTCGTATAGTCTACGTCTTTTCTGAGATCAATCGCATAAGCCACTACAAATATAGGATTTGTTGATGACGGGTTAACGTAAATATAGGTATTATCGACATTGGCAGGACTACGCCCATAAGATGTAGCCGAGGCTGCCGTACCGCTAAAGTTACTAAAGTTACTCCATGTAAATGCTAGAGGTGGATAGCCTAAACCATGCGGTATCGGAATACCGGCAGCAGTATTGGTATAGGCATTGGTATTAGGCAATGCTATCGAAAAAGCGGTCGATAGGCTAGGCCAGCTTGACGAGAATAGTAAGTTCTGTGGAGATGTCAGGTTAGCATCAAAGTTAGGCTTGCTAATCTTAAAGCCTACGCTACTAGCTGGAGCTGGGGTTGGGATGTTATCGAGGGTAGGCACTCAAAATCCGTTCTGACTGTAGCCCATCACCATACGAGTCATGCCATTACTATCAGTAATCGTGGTACTGCCTTGGATATTCTGCTGACCGCTACTCTGACCAGCCTGTATGTTAATCGGGCTGACCTGTGCGCCGACTTGCTGCATATAGATAAGGCTTTCGAGCGATAGGTAAGGGATAGTCTGAAACGTATTACTGACCTCGCCGGTCTGACTCGGCATAATCTGAAAGTTCAAGTTACCAAAGGTCGGCGTATAGGTCTGCATCATCAGACTGTTATTAGCAGCGTTCTGCGACAGAATATTGTTGCTGTTATCAGCTACTGACATGGTTAACCTAGCCCTGCGCCATCAAACCGAAGATCGGCCTCAGACTGCAATGGGTCAATCTCAACATCTATGCCAGTAATAGTTGGTATCAAGGTCGGGCTGCTACAAGTACCTGTGAAGCCCCACTGCATTTCGTAGAAGCGTCCGGCTGGTACGTCGATCATAAGACTGGTGTCACCAGTAGCAGGTGAAAAGGCTGTACTGGTTATCGGGTCGGCCGTAACGTGAGTACCACGCTCGAAAGCGTACCAAGCCGTCAGAGTAGCGTTAGCGGGCCACGGCAGGAAGTTTAACTTAAGTCGTGTCACCATCTTTTGCTTGTAACGCACACCACCGTCATAGATGAGGCTTGTCCAGCTAAAGTTAGCGGCGGCCGTTGAACTGTTGTTGATGACATCTAGTTGGTAAGTAGTCGTGCCAGTAACCGTTGAACGGCTAGCGACAAACATCGTGTCAACGAAGTTCTTAATCATACCAATTTGCAGGTTATTGGTAGCGCTGTAGTTCTGAAAGTTACTCGACAGACGGTAGCTATAGGCAAAGCTGTTCGGGTAAATCAGTTCAACAGCGCCCCAAGAATACAGGCCATAGTTAATGGTGACGTTGGTAGTTGTGCTTGGATAGCCAATCATCAGTAAGTTATAGCGTGGGGCCATCATGTTCGGGTTGATGATAGTCGTGTCAGTTGTGCCTAAGTAGTCAGTGTTCTGGTAAGCAATCGGTCGTACTTTGATGACCTGTTGACCACCGCCCCAAGCGTACAACGCCCCGGCGCAAACGAAGTAGGTGATGTTATTAAAGGTATAAATACTGTACGGCGCACCCATTGGTATCTGTATCTTGAAGTTATAGGTAGCGTTCTGACCATCCCAGAAATATAAACAACCCTCTTGAAAGCTTTTAGAAGCGTTGCTGCTGCGCTTCTCGGCGGCGATAACGAGGTACTGATTACTGGCCGACAGACCACATATCTCGTAACCAGCGTCAATCGGGAATCTAGCCCTCTGCCAGACGTTATTGGACGGGTTAGCGTCATTACTGAAGTTATAGGTACTCAGGTACTGACCGTTGCCGATACATAGCATAAAACTATTACCAGTAAACAGGGTAGCAGGGTGCCAGCCGTTGTTGGTCTTGACCATGCGGTAGTTAAACAGTAAGAAGTCAGCAGTGAGCAAGGTACTAGCAGTTAACGTGCCGATTGTCATAGTGTCGCTGGATACACTACTTGTAGCGTGGAAGTGGTAAGCAGCACTCAGACCAGATTGGATAGCACCCGTAAAGCTACGCACTCCAGGAGCTGTGAAGACGAACTCGTTATAAGCATTGGCTGTGACGTTGGCGTTTAGGATAGTAACACTGGCTAGGACACGCTGGAAGCCGTCGTGGAGCGTTAGAATCAAGTTACCAGTACCTTTGACCTTAACGTAGACCGCTATCGAGTAAAACGGCTCTAAATCAGGCGCAAAAGTACAGTAATTGCCAGTAGTTTCCAATATGGTGCTTGGACAGGTGTAGCTAAGGGTCGTATTGGTCGTGACTTGTGAGGCAGCGGTAATGCCTTGGGTGGTCGCAATTGTCAGGGCGTTGTTGCGGGCCGCACCTGAATAACTGGTAGTCGTCGAGTCATATAGGTTAACGACACCGTTGGCACTACTGGCAGACTTACCGAACTGCATATCCTTGAGGGCTGGACTGTTTGACAGTGGCCCGTACATACTGACACTCTGTTGACCTGTAATGTACAAGAAGTCTGACAGTTGTAAGTAAACTAGCCCCGTACCACTGGCCTCGGTACAAGTAGCAACCTTAGTAATGACGTTAGAAGTATCAATCTTGTACAGGTTCCCTTGGTCGCCGATCAACCAACGAGTACCAGTCGGGTCTTGTACCATTTCAACAGGCAAGTCAACCAGTACGGCACTTGCGCCAGACAGGGCAGACGCACCCGGCAAAATAGACATCTGCGACGATTTACTGCGAAAGTCTAGCGCTTCGGACTTGTAGAAGCTGTTGGCGACACCATTCTCGAAGTCAATCGACTCGCCGCCCTCAAAGCTCCCCATGTTAATGTTGAACTTGCCACTGTCGCTAGATCTTTGAGCCATTAGCTTATACTCTGCGGCGGTAGGTTGAAGATATTGTACATAGCACTTGAAACGTCCTGCTGTACCTGTCCAGTAGTTTTAGCGCTGTAGACTTCCATGTACTGCTGCATAAGGTCGCTAAACAGAGCTTTGTAATCGGCAGCCGTTGCGGAATCTTTACGCTTTAGAAAGTAGTTATAAGCCGCAAAGTAGACCATGCCGAGGTGATAATCTTCTGGTACGTCTGGCACTGAACCGATGATACCTGTCGCACCAGTTTTAGTCGGGCCGAGGTAGACGTTTTCAATCGTAATAGCTGTACTGCTAGTATAACCAGTAATCAGATACCAGTTACCGTCAGTACCATCTGTTACGCTAAGACTCATGCCGACCATGCTAGCCGTGAAGCCTGTACCGACGACGTTGACCGAGTTATTGGTCACGTTGACCGTTACGCTGGTATCATCGACTGACATATCTTTCATGCGTGGCTCATAGGATACAATCAGACCGTTAGTAACGTTGCTAGCTGGCAAAGGGTATAGACCTAGTTCGTTACGACCCCGTACAAAGCCTGTGGTCGGTATGCCGACAGTCATGGCTGGAATAATCGTGATACGGTTCCACATTTCCTCGCTGTCAATCAGAGTAACAGGTAAGGTCAGCCCACCAGAAATGACCTTAACAGTGGTAATCCTAACCATGTCCTGTGGAAAAGTGTAATACTGCTGACTTGCGACTAAGTTAGTCACGACCTCCTTGCGTGTCCAGTAACGCCGTGAAGCGTTTTTGAATAGGCGTAGGGCTTGATTGATGTCTTGCTGGATGTTGGTCAGATCAACCGAGGACAGGGCGGTGTTAACGCCTAGTATGTCAGCGGCTCGTTTGGTTAGTTGGGTATAGGTCATTTTATCGCCTTAATTTGAGTTAATAGTATCACAGTGGGGCGGTGGCGTACTTGGGGGTCATGTAGCGACGGCTGGCATTCTTGAATTTACGAAGAGCATGGTTGATATGACGTTGAGCCAGCGTAAGAGAGTTACTAGCGACAGTGCCGCTAAAGCCACAGTTGTCAGCTACTTCTTTGTATAATTGGGTGTATGTAATCATAGTTGCCTCTTATGGTTATTGTATCATCATTGAGTTTTGGCATTGGTTAAAGGTTAACATTACGCAGTCCTCTGCCACATATAGACCACAATATAGGGCTGTAGGTTGTTGTGAGAGCCACCACCACCAGTGAAGCCAGTTGCAGGGTTAAAGTTACTTGAGCTAGATGCTGTACCAGAGTCGAGCAGACCAAATGAGCCAGATGAACCGTGTACAACTAAGTCAGTGTGGTTGTGAGACGGCATTTCAGCAGTAGTCAATGTATGATTACTTTCACCACCAGTGGCAGCAGCAGCAAATGCTTGGTCAGAAGTGCCGACACCGACGAGAACACGCCCGGCACCGAAAGCTGCCCAAGTTCCGAAGCCGAGCAATGTGCCGGGGTTAGTTGATACCGTAGCCGTATAAATTGCTCCTATTGGAAACAACAATGCCCCAATAGTAGCCGCTAGCGTGGCAGCTGACTCAGAAGTAACCGCACCAGTACCAGCACCTTTTAGGTAATTTCCAGAGGTTAACGCCGCTGCACCCGTACCACCATTAGCAACTGGTAGCGTTCCTGTTACACCGGGTGTGATATTGGCGCTACCATTGAACGAAGCCGAAGAGGTACTGGCAAGATTAGTCTGAACGGTTCGGGCGTTGGTTAGGGTAGCAGCCGAACCGGTCGTATTCTGGTTGAGTGTCGGGAAAGTGTTTGTAAGAGATGATAAGTCTTTATTAGTCAAGATTTGTGTGGCTGTGAGCCCTACAAGTTGCTCGTTAACACTTGCTGGGTCGTATGTGGCTTTAAGCATATTGCCGGGCGCGGCAGCCCATTTAACACCCGACGCCTGTGTAGAGTCGGCCGTAAGTATCGTACCGTTGGCACCAACCGCTACCCGGGTATCACCGGGTCCGTAGCCCCAGATGTCACCCTTAGTTGTCAGTGGTGAGTTTGCAAAGGTAGCCGTACCGTTAGCAGCTGCCGTAACACGACCCTTAGCGTCAACAGAGATATTGGCAGCAGTATAATCACCAGGCGTGACGGCCGTGTTAACAAGTGCCGGATTAGGATAGCTACCAGTTAGATCACCGCCCGCCGAACCAGCCGCACCGGGGGCTTGCCACTGAGTACCAGCCCCTGTTGATGTAAGCACCTGACCGGCGGCACTTGGTACACTAGCACCGTTACCAACCTTAGCTTCAAGCGCCTTAATAGCGTCATTTTCGTTACTATGCAGTCCGGCATGATCAGGGCTGTTAGTTGCGCTCGTTCCAGTTGGGTTAGGTAGAGTAGTACCGTCATCTGCGGCTGCCGGATAGTTAGTAGCCATTAGTTAGCACCCCAACGGGTCTGCAGTTTCTGGTTTGCTTGGTTGAAGTTAATCAGGCTGTCGTAGTTCCACAGTGCGCTGTTATATGTCATATTAACGTCGTCATAGAAGTAGTTTTGATTAGGGCCGTAGTTAATGCCCCATGCGTCGGTATTCTTAGGCGTATTGGTAAAGGTCGTTACCGCTTTGGCTATGTTGTTAGACCAACTGGGCGTACTCTTAACACCGCTATCACCCCACGACTGCGGGGCTTTAACGTCGTTATTTGACCAGTTGGTAGGGTTCTTTGCCATAGGTGAAGTATGTTAAACAATCTTGAACATGAAACTGACAACGGTGCTGCTACCAACTTTGAGGTATAGGAACTGCTGGTTAGCAACGTCTATGGTAAACGGTATGGCAGCCGGTAGCGTGAAGAACGCTGACTGGGTAGAATCTTCGGAAATCTGAACGGCGTTAGTCACACTGACTATCGTCACGCTGACTGCGCCTTGCGGTACTGTCAGGGTTTGGGTAATTGCAATCGTAACCGGCGAGACGACTGGGGTAGCAGTTGCGTCAATAGTTTGGATCAAGTTACCAAGCGCACCTGTCATAGCGACCCGGTTAGCGTCGTTCTTTAGACCGGCGAAGTTGTTAATTGGACTTTTAGGTTTTATGCCTGAAGCTGTATATGCCACGTTATTCTCCTGTTAAATAAAAACAACCCGAAAGATGTCGGGCTGTAGTGTTTTGCCTATGGTGGTAGTGTACAATATTTAGCTAATAAACGCTATAAGTACGTCATGCTGCTGTTGTAGGCTGTCAACCCTAGCCACCCACGCCTGTTCATCCTCTAAGAATGAGCTACGGGCAGCGTTTAAATCTTCATCCAATAACTTCTTGTCCTGGCGAATTGTCCTGGTACTCGTCTTTAGGTCACGCAGGACTTGCTGGGCTTCGGTTATCTCGTAATCGATACCTCTTAACTGGGTATTGCCAGCCTCTATCATATCGGCAATCAGGGCTTCCTGCTGCTTGTAGTAGCGCTGGCGCTGTGCGATTAACTGGTTAAGACTACGCAGGTAGTCCTTGACTTCTTTAACCTTTGTTTGTAGTAGTTCCAACGAGGTGCTTAGCTGCAACAGTGGCGGCATTGTCAACTTCCTTGTCTTGATTTACTTGGTTACTAGCAAATGACGGGGCTTCTTTACCGAGTAGGATACGGTCAATCCACTTTTCCTGCTGTGCGCCGTCACTGAAACTAAAGTTACGGGCAACGGTGGGCTGTTGGTCGGGCGTGTCGGCAATCTTCTTCTTAGCGACTAACTTCTTGTACAATCCCTCGATCATCACAAAGGCATTTTCGCCGACAATCGCTTCAGATTGTCCAGCGTCGAGTTGCCAGACTTCAGGTTCGCCACGGCGGGTAATCTTCATCGGATCAGGCGTGTACTCAAAATCTTCAGCGTGGGCGGGCAAGTATTGCCAGATAAAGGTTTCGTCGTCCACGTTCATCACCCGAACGTACTCGTGGGCGGCAAAGCGGCGCATAAGGCGCTCACGGAATAACAGTTGGTTTTCATTAGCGGCAGACCCGTAGGCTTCGGTTGGCCCTTGTGTGGTTGTTACTTGTGGCATTGCTGTTGGCTCCTGTTATTGTTAACAGCCATAGAGGACGCACATATTGCCTGTAGAGGGCTGGTACTTGTCATGTAGTGCGATTGTATCATAAGTAAACATAAACGCAAAAAGAGGCCCGTAAAGAGCCTCTTAATGTTTGGCGCAGCAGTTCTATGCTACACGGCGAAGTGCGATAGTGACACAACAGTTAGCCAAGCTGGTCATAGTTCCAGCGAAGATAACGTTAATGCGACTACCGGCAGTGATCGTCGTCGGTGCGGCAATCACCGTACCGTTGTATGCCGTGGCAGCTGTACCAGCCAACGACACCGTACCAGTAAGCTGGTTAGTGCCGCTTGCTACAGCTTGCGTACCAGTTGCAACTTCGACCTGTAAGGTTCCCGATGTACTGGCAGTTCCAAAGACAGCTGCTACAGCTGCGATTTGGAAACTACCGCTGACGTTATCGTTAACGAATACCGTAAACGATGTACTCGTGGCTCCGAGGCCAAAGACCTGTTCGGTCTCATAGACTGGTAAGATTTCCATCAAACCAGCAGCAGCGCCCCCGGAGGGTGCTTTGGAGTCAATAACGGCTCCTAAGCGTAGTGCTTCGACGTATCGGCTTAGTCTCTTCATAGTATTAAGCGTTAATGTTTAAGACTACTGAAGCGGTGTTGGCAGCGGCTGAAGCCTTGGCCCAGCCAATATTACCAGTCGTAGCAGCACTGATGATGACATAACCGGCAGTACCGGCAAGGTCAACAGCGACACCAAGGCCAAT